ATCTCTGTTTAGGTAAATCAAGATCATTGTTATTTGATAATCTAGAAAGTTGATCCTTCTTATTAAGATATTCAGTATAAGACTCTTTTGCTACTCTGATTGACTTTTCTTTAATTCTATCAAAAGCAGATGCAAATGCCTCAGTTAATCTCTCAATCTTACTAAGTCTAAGTGGTGACTTATCACCATCAATAGCATCTGATAGAATTGCTTCAATCAATGATTCTGCTGTAGGAACATCTAGATCATGATGAAAAAATACTTTCTCCAATATCTCTTCTGACACTTCATAAAGATCTTGATCATTTAACTGATTCAAGTTCATCTTGCTGAAAGCATCTCTAGACTCTTCTAAATTCTTCTTAATTTCAGGGTTGTATATTGCAGCGTAAGCATTATACACATGTCTCATATCTGACATTGCACTACGATGTTAGTTTATCTTTATATATTTATAAATCGCCTTCTCTCCTGTTCTCAGAGTGATATACATCAAACTCTCCACCAGGATATCTTTTCTTCAATTTATCCACATTACCAGCAACTACATCATCTAATGACACATCTAATGCTGCACATGCTTGCATTACGTACCACATGACATCGCCCAACTCAATAATAAGATGCCTTTTATTGTCTTCTGTCCAAGGTTTTCCTTGGAAAAGCATCTTTTTAACGATTTCCATAAACTCACCACCTTCAGCAGAAATGCCAACGGCAGCAGTAAGAAGACGTTCAATATTGGCACCCTTTCCATCAAGGGAACTAACACTCTCAATAAAGCATTCAAAATCTTTACTGGGATGGGATGTGACACCATCCACGAAATTAGCATACTTAGTAAAGTCAACTTGTTTAGTCATTAATAGGTGTACCCCGCAACAAATAATTTTTCATCAGAAGATGGTTGAGATCCAAGAACATATAATCCTTTAGATGCTTCAGAGTTTGCTTGTGCTCTTGCAAGAACAAACTTCTGTCCCTCTGTTTCATTACTACCACCCCATGCTCTAAGAGCAGAGTGTTGTAATGCTCTACCATATGAGAATGATAGATTCCATGGTTTATCAGCAGCAAGAAGATTCATTTCATTTAGATATAGAGATGCTTCTTCTTCACTTAAACCACCAGATAAAAATACAATACCTGGTACAGCAGCAGGAACTGATCTTAGTAGTGTGGTTACTGTTGCTAGTGCAACATTCTTAGGATCAGACTTACCTTCATAATCAGCACCTGGTACTGTCATAGATGGTTTTAGAAGTGTTCCTTCTAGATATACACCATTTTGCTGACAAGCAAAGTATACTTCCTTAATTATTTTTTCTTGTATCTCAGATGTAGTTAAAATATCATGATCACCATCCATCAATATTTCTGGTTCAATGATAGGAACTAAACCTGCTTCTTGAACTGATCTAGCATATCTTGCAAGACCCCATGCATTTTCTCTGATAGCAAGATCAGAAGGTCCATCTGCTGTGATTTGTAGAACTGCTCTCCACTTTGCAAATCTTGCACCTCTTGCATAATAATCACTTGCTCTTTCTGTTAAACCATCTAGTCCAGAACAATATGTTTCATGCTCTAATGCACCAACTAATGGTTTCAATCCTTTATCTACCTTGATACCTGGTATTATTCCTTCCTTCTCCAACTTAGCAACCATACTCTCACCATCAGCATGATCTTGGAATAATGTTTCCTCAAATAAAATGGCACCACTAATATAATTTCCAAGTCCTTTTGTAGTGAATAACATACCTCTGTATGCTTGACGATTCTCCTCTGTATTTTCTACTCCAATGCTAGCTAATCTTTTCCCACATGTGTTTGTAGATTCATCAACTGCAAGTATACCTTTACCAGGTGTTGCCAATTTAAGTGCAGTTTCTCTCAGTGTTTCTTTATAGTATGAAAGTGCCATGTCTATTTCTTAATTTTTTCTTTATTATTTAGAATTTAAAGTCAGCAAATGTTGACTTTGGTTTCAACTTTTCATCTTTAGTATAACCTTCTTCTTGATTAGTGTCAATCAGATCATTCTGAGCACTCTGTTCACAGTCATATAATCTCATCTTTGCTCTATCAATTCCTATTACAAATCTCTTATAGATTGTAGGATCATTATATCTATTCTTTAATTGTTTTACTAATATCTGATTTAGACCTTCTAGTTCTTCTGTAGAAATAAGGGCAAACATAAGGTCAGCAGTAGCAGGTAAGCCAAAGGACTCACTTGTGTCAGTAAGCTCAACGTCACTGCTACCATAACCAGAACGAGTAGTTTGAGTAGCTGAGACAATGGGGACGTTGGTTTCAACTGCCAATCCTCTAAGTTCTTCAGCAATTGCTTTGATATACGAGTAAGAATTGACATTTGCATTTGCCCTGTATCTAGATGAAGCGCAGATATTAAGATAATCTACAAATATTATATCAGGTTTGAAAGATTTTTTCAATGATAGTTCAGTTAGTAATGCTTTGAAATGTCCACTATGTGCTGATGCAGTAGGATACTCTTTGATCACTAAACTACCCATTGTCTTCTTAGTAATATTGTTCACCTTAGTGGAGAACATGGGTTTAGGTAAATCTACAATATCTTGTATTCCAACATTCAATAAGTTTGCATCTATTCTTTCTGCTATCTTCTCCTCTGCCATCTCCATAGTGATGTACAATACATTCTTATCTTGGAGTAAACATGAACTAGCAACATGGCACATGAACAAAGACTTCCCCACACCAGTGCCAGCAAGAGCGATGTTAAGAGTTTTATTTGGGAGACCACCCTTTGTGATCTTGTTAAAGAACTCCAAGTCAAATGGGATCTTCTCTTCTTTCTGATGGTAGAATTCATATCTTTCCTCATAGTCTTGAAGATAATCATGTCCTATATGATTATCGAAAGAAACAGCCAAAGCATCAGAGAGAATAGAAGGAATAGCATCCCTTCCTTTTTTGTCATCTTTTCCATCAGCTATTGCAATAGAGTCTAACAATGCTAAGTATATAGCTCTGTCTCTACACCACTTTTCTGTAGTATCAATTAACCATTCATTCTCTACAGGACTTTCATCAAGACAACTAATTAAATGAGTAACACTTTTAAATGAGTCCTCATTTATATCATCTCTCTTCTCAACTTCAATACTTAATACTTCTTTTGTAGGCAGTTCATTATACTTTTCTACAAAAGAAAATATCTCTTCATACACCATCTTCTGATGAGGATCTTCAAAATACTCAGACTTGATGAAAGGTATTGATTTTCTTAAATACTTTTCATTGTGTATTAGATTTTTTAGAATTAAAAACTCAATTTGTTCCATAACTAAACTCCCTATTTGCAGTCTCTTCTAGAGCTTGCATAACTTCTGGAGTAAAGTAATCATCTGGATTAGCAAGTATTTGTTTACCATAAACTTTCTTACCATTGATCTCATATCTACCTGCTACATTCTTCCACAATCCACCTATCTCTCCTAGTTCTAGAAGACCATAGTATTTGTCAAGACCTCTTTCATCATAATAGAGTCTGATCTTTACTTCTTTATTCTCTTTACTTAACCTTGATTTGTGAGTCTTTGCCTTGATAATATTTCCAATGACTTCTTTTCCATCTTTTTCTTTTGCCTTGCTGAGATAGATGATTGTACTCGCTGCATACTTGAGTCCAGAACCTCCCCCCATTTCTTTCGTTGGTACGTAACTTCCAATGACATCGTATGTATGATTTGTGACAATGAGGGGAACATTTGCTTGTCCAAGTTTTAGGGTTAACATTCTGAATGCACCTTTGACAAGTTGAGATTTAGTCATGTCTCTTACTTGTTTATCATCTAGTGCATCTCTAATTTCTTTCTCTGTAGAAAGCATTCCCAAAGAGTCTAACACAAACATACATTGTTTGCGTTCATCTATGGGTGTTTTAAGATATATATCTACTGCCTTAAGTGCCTTAGTTCTAAACTCTTCAATTGTCACCACATTAACAACAACTAACCTTTTTAGGTCAATCCCACGAGACTCAAGTAATCCTTTATTAACTGCGGCTTCAGTGTCAAAATAGAGACAATAACTATCAGGATTAGAATCAAGGAAGTTCTTAACCACTGCGAGGGAGAAAAAAGTCTTTCCAGTAGAGCT